CTAGGCATCAGATAATCACAGTGCTGGATAAAGAACACCTCTGTCTGTGCATAAGATGCTGAGGCAGCTTGTTCTACCCCTGTAGCAGTCATCTGAGATAACTGTTGTCCCATCCTTTGTGGATTTAAACCAATTACTTCAAAAGCTTGTTGTTTAAAGTGATTAGCCAATTGGATCCTTGACATTAATCTTTCTGTCTGAGATAGATCTAGTTTTTGGAAATGGTTAAAGTTTAACGGGTTCTCAGTGTTGGTAATTGAAGTATCCAATGGTAACATCTGGAAGTTCTTCATTGCAACATATGCTTTAGCATAGTTACCTTTACCCCAGTCTTCTCCTAATGAGTGTCTTGGTAAAGAGTTTTGATCTAACATGATTACAGTTCCAAGTTCATCTACTAGGATATCCGCGATCTGATTGTTTACAATGTTGTATCCGATCTGGTATGGTTTCATTAAGTCAAGTAATGCAGTAGACTTAGTATTTCTATCTGAGAATACGGCACCTTCTACAGGAAGCTTACAACCATACAATGTGTTATCACCTTTAAATTGGAATTTAAGTGGTCCTAGGTTATTCTTTTCAATACCTAAATAGATAGGTGAGAAACCACCTGGATTGTTCATACCCCAGAATGAAGGAATGTTTGGTCCAATCTTAACACCACCCCATGTCTCATTAATCCAGATCCAGTCTAAATGTTCTCCATAAACCAAAGTATCTTTTGTTTTGTTTTTAAACAAACGAGTATCATAAATTGGTTTGTCAGTTACTTTGTAGTCTTCTGTTACAATCTCAGTAGTCACTTCTCCTAGATCTGTAACTCTTGTAAGGTGACCTATTTTCTTTTGTGATTTCCAGTATACTGTACTTACTCTTAGTAGGTACGCAGTACCTTGATCATAATAGTCTTCTCCTTCTGCAATAATTTGAGCAACTATATCTGCACCATCTAGTACAGTTCCGGACATAGCCGTAGTATATTGTCTGTATGCAAGTGATGGCATATTGGTATTCCACTCATGTGATTTAGTTCCATCATAGAATGATCCATCATTTTGTAAACCACCAATTGTGTATCCAGCAGATCTAATTGGGTATACATTCTCTAATGCCTCAAGTTGTTCTTGTGTCATTAAGTAACCAAACTTATCAATTACATCTGACACAGTCATCATATCTGTTTTACCTACCCAGTTACCTTGAGAGATATATCTTGCATCCGGAGACTTGTGATAGAATGTTAATGCAGGATTCCAAAGTTCAATCTCATAATCATCCTCCATCATTTTCATATGCCAGAACTCACGGTCTGTAATAAGCATGTCACGGAATCCTCTTTCTTCAAGTTCATCCATCTTAAATCTTTCTACATCAACTCTATGTTGATGAGCAGCCCATTGTTCTGTCATTGATTGATAATCCTTCTTAAAGAACTTTTCAATCTCAGGTAATGATTTTAATTTTTCAGGAGATGTTTCTTGTTGAAACTCAGGAGATTCTGGATCCATACCTTGTGCAACCAAGGCTTGTGTAATTTTCATTTGAGCATCAGACAATAGAACCTCTTCTACCATCTTTCTTTTTTGCTCTAACATCTCATTGTATGAGAAGTCATCTACAGCTCTATATGTAAGTTTAGTTGACCTTTTAGCAAACTCACCTACAAGAACATTAATAACATTTGGAATAATAGGATAAAACTTTAACTCTAATGCTGAAACATCTTCTTTTGTTAGAACCTCAACAATATCTCTATAATCATTATCTTCTTCTACAATGTAATCTGTTTTATCAATAATACCTTTTGCAAGTTTATAGTTCTTCATTAACCTGCGGGCATTTCTTCTAAGTTGTTTAAGTCCTTGCCACTCCAACCAGTCTAAATTCCAAGCTGCCCACTGTTGATCTTTTTCTTTTCTAGGAAGAAATTGCAATGGTTGTGTAATACTACCCAATTTATTTTGAGTAGTCTTAGCTCCATTTTTAGCTTGAATAGCATTTATTATTTGCATAATCTTTTTACTTTAAATTTTTAAATGGTGACTTTTTAAAAGGTTGACCATTTGAAAGTCGACCATTACCAATATGACGGAACGGGCTTCTATTTAATTTAAACAAATTATCTGACTTTTGCAAGTTTTTGGCTGCATCATCCATGATAACTCTTTTAGCATAACCCCTATTTGATTGCTGTATTCTCATAAATGCAACAAGTGCACAGAATGCAACAAGTCTATCCACGTTGACTCCTGCTGCATACTCTCTCATTTCTGTAAGTAACATAGGATCTGGTATTCTTTCTATACCGTATTTTGTACGGACAATAGTACCATCTGCTTTTGTTTCTACATCTAGTTCTTCTTTAGTATACTCAATAGCATAGTTAAGAAGGTGTTGTTTAAACAAAGTACCAGTATTCTTCCAACCATATTCTTGGAATACATTGTTGTTAGAGCCCAAATCTTTTAGGAACATGATTTGACTCTTAGGTACTAGGTATCTTTGTTTCTTCCTTGAGATCATGTACTGAATGAATAATGATATGTTATTTTCAATTACCGTCCAGGCATTATACCATTCTATGATTAACTCTAGTCTCTGGTGAGTTTTGTTCAGGTCATCAAACCTACCACACCAAGCAGCCACAATTTTATCGGGCTCTATATATGTTTCAGTTTCTATACCTGTAACCTTAGTTACCTGTACAGGTGCTTTCATTACATAGATAGAACATAATGATTCAGATGTTGTTGTATTATGTGTAACTAAAGCATGTTCTGTAACATAAAGATTATCTGGTGCATCAACCGATATACATATTGCTTCTGCATCATCTATAGGTTCTATATTAGTAATGTATCTGCTAAACACTTTAGATATTTTGTACTTGTCCTTTTTTCTAGATAGTAAAAAAGGTTCCAATCCTCTTGGTAAATTTACTCTTACAATATAAGAATTCAGATGTGTGGTTTTCTTCATTCTTATTTTAGCAATACCTCCTAAACTTTGAACTAGTTCAACTACATCATATGCAAGTTGTTTAGAAGAAGAATAAAATTCTACACCATGATTTGTACAAGAACCATCTGTATCTAACAGTCCATTTAATAAAACTATTCTTTGTGAAACTAGAGCATATTTATATTCTTCAGGTATAAATTTGTGTTCTGATTTTAAACCCATTAAACCCAAATTTCTTAATTTTTTTGTTAAAGAATTTCTATTACCCTTTTTTGTAACTATTGAATAATCACAATTATTACCCTTTACTTTTTTTAATTCTAAATCATCAGGTAAATGCAATTGTATTCTATTTATTATTTCTTCATCAACTGAACTAAATCTTATTGATTTTTGAGATAAACCTCCATCACCAATCAAAGCACCTAGTATGTAAGGATGTATAGGTTGTTCATTTCTAGAGATATTTGCATTTACTTTTTTTAAACCTTTTGGTTGAAAATTAATTGGCTTAACAATAGGAATAGACCATTTATTTCTATTTTGTTTATCTTTGTAATATGTAGAAATTGTATATTCTTTTTTAATATTTCTACCAGTACCTGTATATGTAATTTTTTGTTCAGTATCTAATAAATCTTTTACAGAAAGAGTCATATAACTTTTAGTTCCTCCGTTTAATTTTACATTCCATAAATGATCTTCACATACTTTAATACTGTGACCATCACTAAAAGTAATTTTATATAATTTTTTAATACCTTGAGGATATACCCCAACTACATTTATAGATTGTCCATTAGAACCTATTACTTTATCACCAACTTTAATATCACCTATTCTTTTTCTACCTGTAGGTGTATATAACATATTATCAACATGTTCAGCTTTTCCCTCGCCTATTGGGTCAATGGATGCATAGTAAGTACCCCATGGTGCATCTTTAATGGGTTTTTCCCACATCAATATGGCCCCCTCCTTGTTCTCTGTCCTAGGAGAGAGTGGAAATTCCATGATGGGCAAACGCTTAGTTGGCTTTGCCTCTATCTCACCTTTATCGTTACATGTTAGCTCAACAGTCTCACAGTAATATTCCTTATCTTCTATTCTCCTAAGTTGACTAGTGATCAAGTGGAGGGGCCATACTGAAGACTTTCTGTATGCAAATGCCTCTTCAATATTAATAGGCTTTTGTGATACACGAAGTTGATAGTCGTTTGATTTAAGATCTTTTTTCCATTTTTTACGTTCCTCTAGAATCATATCTAGAGAATTTTCAACTAATGAATTACCCCACTTATCAATACAGGGTATCATACTCCACTGTTCAGGAATAAATAGACCACACAAAGCTGTATCTCCATTCTCATTAATTAAGTTTGTACTTACTGCTAAGACATCCTTAGAATCTGGATTAAAAATTATATCGCGCAATGGTTCACATTGATCCAAATCACCCACAGAACCTGCAACTGCAAACATTCCTGTATATACCATACCAGATTTTAGAGCTGGTAAAAGATATTCTAATGTTTCATTCATGCGAGGTGCAACCCCTGCTTCTTCATGAAAAAAGAAAGAACATGGACCACCTACACCATTGATGGGGTCTTTTTCTAAAGTAACCCCAATCATTACTGACTTCAATCCTATATCTTTCTTTCTACCACCTTGAGTTATCTCAATTTTCTGTTCCCAGTTAAATGTCTTATCTGGTTGTGTAGGGCGATACCAAGCTGTATGTGTATTTAAAAAGTTACGATATTCATCTAAGAAACGCCAAGTACCTTTCTCATTAATAAAATCTTTTAAGGATGCTGCTATCTTATTAATCCATCCTTCTTCAAACCAAAACCCATTAATCATTTTGGCTGCGTGGAAATAAGAGGATGCAATCTGGCGTTTCTTGAGTATAGCTACATGTTTATAGCTGTACTTTGCAATATCCTCATATAAAGCCATGTGATACTGTGCATCCCTTACATCCGCGAAACCAAACCTCGCAATTTCTTTATTATAGATTGGAAGAAAGTTAAGCCACATGTAATAATCCCGCGTAAGGTACCAAGTGTTTTCTTTGTTCTTAAATATAACACCCATCCTACACTTTTCTTTTTCAAAATCCCAGTATTGAATGAAGTCTCTTGATCTAATGGGAGCTGCACAATAGAATTTGTAACTATTAAATTGTTTGGCTTGGGAGTTAAAGAGCAAGCTTGTTTGGTCAAATTCGTATTTTCCAGGTTCTTTAAATATTGAGCGTAAGAACTGCACAAAGTCTTCTCTTGTTGTAAATTCGGTGTGGGACCACAATTCTGTGATGGCGTCATAGGTAGGTATTTTTATAAATAATTCCATTATAAGTCCATAATTTTACTCTCATCACCACCAATCTTATAAAGAATATTTACCACTGTATTTACATCTTTTGACTTGATCACAATCAAATCAGGATCATTTGGATTGTCAAAATACTGAGTACAATCCTTCCTTTGGAACGCACTCCATAGTTCTGTATAATGATTGTAGTGAAACATCCAATGGTAAAGAGATTCTTTATTGGTCATATGCAAGATTTGCTCCTCCTCTAACTGTTGATTGTTGTTCCTCCATCAGATCTTTATTCACTCCTTTAAAAGATGATCTAATTTGATCAAAGTTTTTTGCAACACTTACAATAGAGTTTATATTACCGTCTCTACCATCTGTGATGCTTTGTGTTTCCATATACATTGCCAATCTATCAAGCATTTTTTTAATACCCATATAAGATCTAAGTGTTGGGGTCTCATACAACTTCTTGCAAAACGCTATAGCTTCAATCACTACTTGATCCTCACTGCTAAATGTATTATTAATTTGTTTAAAAATCAAAGACTCTCTATCAGTTTCTGATACATCAAAGAATGGATTTAATTCTGGATTAGGGCAAGTCATATAAAACACATAGGCAAAGACATCCATGTAATTATTAGGATAATTGTCTATGATCACCTTTAAATCTTTTAAGATATAACAGTGTTCACTAGGAATAACTTTCCCATTGACAATATCAAAAATCCTTACCATATTAAACATATTTGACCTTCATTCACTATGAGTTTAAGACTGTCTTCAATCTCTATTATTTCACAGTGTTCAATTCCATTTTTACTAATATAGACTTTATCACCAGGGTTAATTCCTGTGACCTCTTCTCCTATAGCAAATACTTCAAGCTGTGTCCACTTAGCAAAGTTGTCTTTGTTTATTTTGTCTTGGACATCTTGTGTCATTTCAATAACTGATTTCTCAATGTGTGGACGATTAAGTAGCACACGTTTTCCTTTTAATATCATAGTTTTTTTGTTAATTGATAGTGTTGGATTAACTGCATCACTTCATCTTTAAGATAAGGAACTTGATAAGGGATCACTTCTTTGACTATAAAGTTACCATCATTATCTCGTAAATAGATAGGATATCCATAAGAATCTTTATCAAAGTCCTCTTGAAATATGATGTGATTCAGCGTTAATTTCCCAGGCAAATACTGAGGATTATGTTTAATTATAATATACATATAAATAGAAAGCTGAATTGCGTAGTGATTCAGGTTACAATCGTCTAGATGATTCAGCGGGTATAGCATCTTTTGAGAAATACCTTCGTAGTTCTTAAAAGAAGTGGCTTTGATTTCCTTGTTGGTTTTATAATCTAGGATATCAACTTTGCCATTGGCAATTGTGATTCTATCACTTTGTCCTGCTATACCTGCTGAAGATAAATATAAGAAAAACTCTGGATACACCCCTTCATCTAACTTTTGACTTGTAGCTACCTTATCTCCTGACTCATCATAAGTACAAGGAAACACAGGCAGCAGTGAATTATCGTATGAAATTGAATTACATTCTAGTATGTCAGACTCTCTTTGATTGTGATACCAATTTCCTAGTTGTACACTTCGTTCTGATT